AGTAGCAGTGGTGAGCGTGCTTCCGCTGATCGTCGCACCCGTGATGGTTGTGCCACTCACGAGTTCGGGATCAGAGAAGGCGACGCCAACAGGTTTAGTGTTAGGCATTGCCTTCTCCTAGTGTTAAGCGATGCGATAGATCGTGTAAGCCGCCGTGCCCGTCTTGCGGAAACGGAAGATGGCCGAAGACGGGTTGGTCGTCGTCGCGCCGTCGATCAGAACCGCGCTGCCGACGATGGTGTTGCCGGTGCCAGCGCCGAACGTCACATCATTAGCGGCGTTGTCGCCGATATTGATGAAGCTAACGTCGAAGCTAGTATTGACGGCGACGCTGGGGAAAGCGGCGTCGATCAACGCGCCCGTCGGGAACGTGTAGGTGCCCGCATCCGTGCCGCCGGAATCAATCGTGACGATGCCGGTCGACAGATTAGCCGCCGTAATCGTAACGGTCGCGCCGGTCAGATCGGCAGACGCAGCCTGAGCGCGCATAAGCGGCTCGCCGCGAACGCCCGCCGAGAACTGATAGCCGCCCGTGCCCTGAGAGATCGGCGGCGTGGGGCCGAACGATTCAAGCGGGTAGGAAGCGCCCTGAGTAGTGATAGCCATGATCTAATGCTCCTTAATTTGAGAGAAAGAAGGGGCCGAAGCCCCCTCTATTAGCCCCAAAGGCGAACCGCCATCTGCGGACGAATGACGCTGTAGCCATACAGAACGTCAATACGGCAGGGCAGTCGGTCGTTGTTGATGTCATACTGACGGACAACGCGGAGCGAGATACCGTTGTGAACCTGGCGCGAAGCCATGTCGACACCCTGCGGGAGCAGAAGGTCGGCGGTGGCGAACGCGATAGCGTCCTTGTGGTAGATCAGGTTCTGCGGATACTGCGTCGAGGCAGCGCCGAGGAACGTGACAGCCGCAGAAGCGACCGGCAGAGCGTCGACCGTGGCAAGAGCCTGCGTGGCCGAATACATCGCCGGGACAGTGACCGAAGCGGTGGTCGACGCCGTAACGTCAGCCAGAGCCACGAACTGATACAGCGAGCCAGTCGACTCACGGGTCTGCGGGTTAACGGCGTAGACGTTGGCGATGGTGAACACGTCACCGGCCTTGATCGTCGTGGAGCCGAGGCCCGTCAGAACAATCGTGGTCGAGCCTTCGGTCGTGACCGACGAACTGACCGTGACCGTGCCCGTGCGCGAACCCGTCGTGAACTGCTTAATCGACTGCGACATATTCAGTTCGTCGTAGCCGAGAATGCCTTCACCGAAGATGCCGTTTTTGAACTGCTTCGAGATAGCCGAAACAGGGTTGAACAGGCCCTTCATGCCTTCGATCAGCGACGCGTTGGCGGCCGGGTTGACCGTCGCGTAACGCGGCGACATGACAGCGGCGTTCTCATTCAGCTTCTGCTGCGCCTGCAACAGAACCAGCGAGGTGGCCGGGGTCGTGCCGGGCGTGCCGACCGAGTTGCCGATGTATTTGAAGCTGTTCGCAACGTCGGCGTCGATGGACGAGGCAAGCTGCGAAATACGCGGCTTCAGCACACGTTCCGCGAAGTCGTCCAACTGCATCGTCAGTTCGGCGGTCGTGAAGTTGACGCCGATGTGCTTCTGCGACGAAACGGTCAGGGTCGTGTACTGTTCGTTGTCGTCCTGCACCTGAAGGGCAGCGCCGTCCGTGACCAGAGCGCGGTCGGGCAGACGGATGCGCAGGGTCGAGCCGATCTTAGCGCCTTCGACGGCGAAAGAGTCGTCATACTGACGGTTGACGGTGCGGGTCAGGACAAGATTATTCTCAAGGATCTCAAGAGCCTTGCGAGTAATCATATCAATAGTAAGAAGTGAGTTAGACATCCTTTATCTCCGGTTTTGCGCTTCCCACTTCTTGATCTGCCGCTGACGTTCCGCTTCTATCCAATCCGACGTTGACATTGACTTTAATGACCGGGGGTCAGTCGTGTCATACCGCGGGCCTGAGTTTGATCGGGTAGCCGTGACAGGAGCAAGCGGTGCGGGCGCTGACGATGTGCGCTTAGTCGGCGGATTCGAGGTGAGATTCATCTCGATCTTACCGATTTCCTTCGCCTGCAAGACAGGCGGCAGACGGGCTATGCGTCCGGCTTCCTTTGGATTGGAGCCGAGCCAATAAATGACTTCGGGGCCAATGTCGGAAGCCTGGATGGCTTGAGCCATTACGTCCGTGACGGGGAGGCTAGGATTATACGCGACTTGTTCAAAGTCCTCGTATCTATCCCGCGCTTCCTCTTCACGGTCGCGGTATGACTCCAAGATCGCCGCCTGCTGCTGTGCGGCCTCTCGCTGTGCCAGTAGCTCTTGAGCGCGCTGGTTGGCCAATGCTTCCGCATAGACTTGGGCGTTCTCAAAATCGTCCGGCGCAGGTGGAGGTGCGGCCGGCTGTCTAGCCTGCTGCTCCGCAAGCCGCTGGGCCTGCTCTCTTTCCCATTTGCGCTGTTCTCTTGCAAGGCGCTTGCTGACAATCGCGTCCAACTCTTCTTGAGAGAACGATTTTGTCTGCTGCTGTTCCTCCGGCGTCGATTCAACAGATTCCGGCGCTGCCGTGGCTTCCGGTTCCGGCGCGGGGCTGATCTCCGCTACAGCCTGTTCGTCTTCCATTTTCACCTAGCTTTCCGGCCAGTCGGTTTACAAAAATTACTCTTCTTCGGCTTTGTCGTCAATAAGACCCTTACCGATCTCTTGGATCTTGACTGCTAAAGGTAGCGCTTCATTCGCTACGGCCAAACCGCCAGCTTTAGTCGCCAAGTCAAGCATCTGCAAAAGTTTATTCAATTCTTCAACTGTGAACATTAATTACTCCAAGGCAGCGGGGGTCGAATTACGGGAGGATTTATTTGATTGGCGATCTGTTGGTCAAGAGCCGCGACTTGTGCAGCTAATATCTCTTCACCCATCGCATCTTCTAACCAACCGATAACCTGTGCTTCAGTCAGATCAGCGTATGGTGTGAAGTCGCTGTCTGGGTCTAGCGTTACGGATTGTGAGCCGTAGATGTCAGCGGTGTGTGTTCCGTCTGTCGCTTGTCTGCGCCAGTGGCACGTAAAGACTACATCAGTATGTCCTTCGTGTTCTGGATAGCACTCTAGTTGAGAGATTACCCATAAATATGTGTTGCTCATATCTTTGCCTCTAATTCAGCTACTTTTACGGCGAGTTCTTGTATTGCTTTGACAAGTCGAGCTTCCGTTTTGCTCCACCCAGAAATCATGAGCATCCCCTCTGCGTCCTCTGCAACACAATCAGGATAAACTTGCTCCATATCTTGGGCGATAAAACCTATTTGATGACCTGTTCCATCCTTGTAATCAAACTCTGACGGCTTAAGTTTGCAAATATTTTTCAACTGATATGGTAGCGGTGTAATATTTTCTTTAAGTCTTGCATCAGAACTTGAAGTGAATGTCGCAGCATTAGCGCCATTAGCGGTGATTAGGCCGCTGCCCGTAGCGTTATTGTTAATAAAGAATTTAACGAACACCTGAGAGGTTGTAGTGTCGTTATCATATTTAGAAACACCAAGGGCATCATACGCCAAACTTGACGCTTGTGTGTTCATAAAGAAGCCAGCGCGCCCCGTAGCAGAATTTACGAACGATGTGATTACGCCGTTGTTTGCAGTCGTCCCAACCAGCAGGTTTCCGCTGCTGTCGATGCGTGCGCGTTCTGTTGAGCTTGATCCGAGTATCAGGTTTCCACTACGGCTAGTTATACCGAAGTCACCCGCAGTCCCTCCAGAAACAAGATTAGCACCCGACCCAATATCACCAATAGCAGTTCCGCTATTTGTGAACCTGATGTATACTCCAGACGCATTCGTAGAGTTGAAGTTTGTCGCTAGCGATACAGAACCAGATGATACATCGAGCCTAACTCCCGGCGTAACACCCAGTCCTAAATTTCCTGCGCTATCAATTGTTGCCGCAGTCGTCGCGCCATTATTGCCGACTTTGAACAAAATGCTGTCGGACGTGCCGACACCGGACGTTGACTGAAGCGTTAGCGACGACGATGCGGTCGTGCCACCAATCACGAGCGGCGATGTTAGGCTAGTCGTAAACGTGGGCGACGTGCCAAGCACGACGGAGCCAGTGCCGGTAACAGCATATTCACCCAGCACGCCAGCATTGTTATACAGCACGCGACCAGACGTGCCGCCGGTGATCGCCGTCGTGCCAACATCAAGGTCAACGCCGAGCGCGGTCGGGTTCGTCCAAGACGTGACGCCGCCCGTAGTAGACGTAAGGATGTAGCCGTTACCGGCTGCAACAGCCGGAGGTAGCGTCATTGTCCATGCAGCAGTGGCGCTATTCGACGATTGAATTGTAACCGGCCATGCGCCCGCTGCGGTGTTCGCCAGCGTCAGCGTGCCCTGCGTCGTCTGCTGCACGCCCAGCGTCGGGGTAGCCGTTGCAGAGATTGTATTCACAGAACCTGAAACGATGAACGTGCCCGCGCCGGTCGTGTTAAGCCCCGTGCCACCGGATGTGACCGCCAGTGGGGTCGAGAGCGTCAGGCTCGACGCCGACATAGCGCGGCCAGCGGTGAGGTTAGCGATGGAAACTTGCTTCGTCGTGGCCGACTGCACAATCGGCAGAACTTCCGTGCCGTCTAGTGGGGTCGTAGACGCCGGAAGTTGGGAAATCTTTACGTCGGCCATTTATCTAGTCCTTAGAAAGAAGCAACGCGGTCTTGGAACGCCTTAATGCGGGCGTCGAGGGCATTACGATCTGATTCGATGCGAGCCAAGTCGGCGGCGATCTTAGCCTCGCGCGCAGCGACTTCGTTTTCGCGCACAGCGACAGCCGCTTCAGCCGCAGAAGCCGCCGCTT